GCTCCAAAAGATACAGCTCCTGTTTGCACAAGAGTGCCTGTGTTGGTCAAGCCAGCACAGGTAATCCTTGAGATCGTAGTAGACATGATTACGCCCCGCCTGAGGTGCCCCAAGCTGCTAATGCGTGAACTGCTCCAACAACTTCTCTATATCGTGATTTGTACTTGATAGCGTCGTTGTCAAAAGATTCGTCACTTTTTGTTTCCATTGGTTTACGAGAGATAATACGAAGTCCAGTTTCGCTAGAATCACCAAGCAAGAACCAAGAATCAGAATCAGTGATGTGCGGAGAAGAGATGACTTGGATGCCCTCAGAAGCCAGAGAGTTCATGTTGTTGTCCATGCTATCTGCTTTAAGGTCAGATCCTATGATCTCTTTTGCATATCGATAATTAGAGGGATGCACGACTAATTTTTTAGCTTTAGAAGCATAGATTATGCCAGTATCGCCAATAAATTGAGTGTCAAAATCCTGAAGAGCTGAATCTAAATTTGCAGGAGAAAGATCAACGTCTGTGCTTGCGCGATTTCGGAAAGTAAGTCCTGATGGCAACAAGTGAGCTACGTGAAACAGGGCCAATCCATCTGCAACAGTGGCAGTAGAAAAACCGTTGTTAAGTACGTTCATTCCAGAAATTTCTTGGCTTTCTTTTCCAGAGCGTGCCATCTTTCTAACAGCGTCCGCGATGAAATCGAACTTACCATCATCAACTGCCTCTTCAGAAATTGAGAAGCCCAGTCCGTATTTCAATACGGTCATAGTCTTATCGTTTCCTTGACGAGGACGGCTGTATGAATAATCAGTGCCTTCCGCGATTTCTGAGAAGAGAGGCAAATCATGCATCTCTGTTGATTGGTAAATATCTCGATCAGTGCTTACTGTTTTAAAGATCTTTTCTCGGTTATTACCTGCTCGTTGCAGTTCGCTCCAAAAAACTTCTTCCAAAACTGGAAGCATCGTTGAGCCAAAAAGATCGCCATAATTTGCTCTTACAAAAACTGGTGCTGACATATTCTTATACTCCTAGGCTTCCGACGCCGCCGCCTTTGTAAGCGTGGTTATTAATTAAACAAACAACATCAACATCAGCGCCCAAGGCGTTGTTGATCTCTTTAGTAATTCGCAAAACTTTTAGGGGTAAGTTTGAGTCGGTGGCACCAGATGCGTGCGCGATCTCCATCATTGATCGTTGGAAAAGTGTTGAAGCTGTTCCGACAGAGATGTCGTAATTCAAATTCAAATCAGTGGCTGCATCGACTGATGCTCCGTTGACTTGTGCGATGAACAATTGTGTGGGGTCATCAGCGACGAGAACTTTTCCGCCAGAAGCGCAGTAATTCAAAGCTACGCCCATTGCTTGTGCGGCGCCGGCTGCTGCGGGCTCAACTGTTCCATCACTTTTTAGTTTAAGTAGGTCGCCGGGATAGCAAATCGCGCTAGCGTCGTATTCATTACATTGTTTAACTCGACCGTAAGGTTCGAACCCTCGTGGTCTGTCTTGGTTGGCCATCGTAGCCCCTCCTAATTTGGTGCGCGCCGAGAGCGAAATGCCCGCTGACGCGACGTGTTAAGAGGAGTCTACATTATGGAAAGGGACGGGGACGATTAGTCGTCGTATCCTTCGTGAACTTTAGCCTTCGAATCGCCTGTAGATTTAAGCGCACTCTCTAATTGTGCCTTAGACGCCTGTCTATGTGCTTTAGCTGAATGTTGAGTCTTTTGGCTTATTTGAGCGCTTCTACGCTCCTTAATCGCCATTGGTTGAACAGCTAAAAGGGAGTCACCACGACGGATAAAGCCCTCTGGATCTGCATATCCAAAATATTCCATTGAAGAGGTTATTTTTACGTCTGGTTTGTACGGCGTCCACTGTCTAGAATCGTAGCCATAGTTATCTTTAAACTTTTTCGCATTAATCCAGCGGTGAGCCAGATTCTTCTGCTTAATGTCCTCTAAGAGTGCAGGATGAACTGCAAACGGATCTAGTGACATTGCTGGGTCATAGAGGGGAGTAGTGCTTACTGCTTCTTTGTCTTTTAATGTTGGTTTAGTGGCCATTGTTTAACTCTCCGAAGATTCATAGCGGTTCCAAGTTTTTCTGGCCGCTCGTTGTTTTAATCGTTCAACTATTTTTTTATCTTTGATGTTCACGCCTAATCGCTCAGCAAATTCTAATGTTTTCACATCGACATCGCTTGGCCCCGAAGCGCCTTTACGAGCGTTCACGCTTCCGCTTCCACCGCCAACGTAACTGTCGTTGTTATTAGTTTTTCGTTTTGATTTGGGGAGTACGCCAACTTCCGCTGCAGCGTCGCGAACTGCAATCTTGTATGCAGTACTTGTAGCCTTCTCGTGGTCTGGCATGTTTTTATAAATCTCTAACGCCTTAACAGTAAGCTCGCTTGAATTATCATTAAGCTCTGGATACTCACTGATAAGTTGGTTCAGCATCGCATTGTTTTGTTGCTGTTGGTTCAGTGCGCTTCTTACTCGCTCGTCAGCCTTACTGGCCGCACGATCTTCAACCTTCTTCGCATACGCTTTTGGATCACGATATGCTAGTGTCTCTAAATCCTCGTCGTCTGACTGTGAACCACTTGCTGGCTGGTTTCGGCTCTTCAGCTGATTTGTTAGCTCTGTCAGCTGTTGCGAGAGACGTTGATTGTCCTCTGAGAGTTTTTGCGTTTTGCGTGACATCTCTGAGTGGAGATTCTTCACTTGTATTTCGGCGCTTACGGCTGCCGTTTCGTCGCTTGCGGGCGCGGCGCTGCCCTGTTGGTCCTGTTGGTCCATTCATAGTTCCATTGCCCTTTTTACAGCCTGGCATGCTGAGCAAACTATTAAGGCTAGTTCGATGCCTTGAGGGCTTTAATAAAGTTAACTAGTCCTTGCGCGCCCTGCAGCTTCGCAAGTTCTAAAGTAATCAATCGTGAAGAGTTGTTGTCTGGTAAGTTGACGGTTAAAACGCGTTGTTGCTGTCCTTCTAAGTAGACAGGCAATATAGACTTGACCAAGACTTTGAAACCTTCCGAAGTTAAGAGGTCGTTTAAGGCCTCTTGTTCTTCTTCCGTTATTTTTGATTTTATCACGCGGAAAGAATTCTCCGAATTAAGCTGCGCCGCCAGTGACCGCTGGGTTAGCGGCTGCTGGGGCTGTTTGCTGTTGGCTCATTTGAGCGTTGTTTTGCATTTGTTGTGCGTTTGCTTGCTGGGCTGCCATCTCTTGCAGAGCCTTCATCATTTGCTGCGCTTCTTTCATTTTGCGTGCAAGCGATACAGTTTGCTCTTCATTGATGGTTCCTAAAATTTCGTCGTGCGTGAACAAGTACTCCACGTAGTTTACGAAGCCTTCCAAATCTTGCTCAGGTCCGAGCTTGATGTCGATGCCAGCTAAAATACGATTCGCAATTTCCTCAGGACTAAACAATCTAGAGAAGCCTTCAGGTTTTTTAACAAACTTACTAAAATCTTTTACGCCAATAGTTTGTAAATAATTTTTTAGTGCTGCGTAGAATTCGTTTGGAGTAACAATGCCTAACTGAATTGCTAAAGGATTCTGTACAAGTTGGTAAATCTGCTGAGCAGTATCTACTTGGATCTGCTTATTGCTGTTTGCAGAGCTTGGCTCTAATTCAAAATCGAAACTTCCAGCAATTTCCTCTCTAGAACGTACTGTTTTCCAGTAATTTTGGCCGTCGTCACCGAAAAGCCTAAATTGCATTCCAGGCTCGACTCGCTCTTGTAACATCTCGAAAACGCCATGTAAGAGCTTTCGGAAGCCCCTGTTTAAGCGTTTGAGGTATATGTCTAAGTTGGTGTTGGATTCTGAGTTGACGATGCGAGCGCCAGACGCTGTTCGCGCGGCACCCTGAGCGCCTAACACGCCTAAAGACATGTCGCTCACTGAGGTCATGCGTTCAATGTAAGAATAAAGTGCTGCTTCTTCCTGGAAACCAAACGCTGTCCTACTTCCTAAATTAGGAAAGTACACATCAGCCTGTGGATTATCTACAGGGATGAGAGCGCCGGGCTCGAACGGTATACGCTCTTGTGCCATAGAACTAGAGGCGCGATAAAAACCGAATGGCATAGTAGTCATGAGGCCGAAGTCGACCTTCATGTTGTGCATAGCATCTATTTCTTTTGTTAACGAATATGTTAATTCAACTAGGCCAACTGGATTCTCTGTGCCTGTGCGTCTGTGAAAGTCGATGCAAGCAAATGGTCGTTTACCTGATTTACTAACTCTAAATAAATAAGTAGCACGCAGCAGAGCGCGCGAATTCGCAGCGACCCAAACGATAATATCTGAATTAATACCAGAGCCGTCGACGTCCATACGAACGTAAGCTTCAAGGACGCGGTACCTGTCTAAATCGTACGGCACATCTAAGCTACCGTTGCCGCTAATCGAATTACGCTCCATCTTGTTCATGCCTGTAACGTCGCTTGAGAGCATGTCAGCGCCGCCGCCGATTACCTGCTTTACTGCCTCTTCATCAAAGATACCTTTGTCAGATAGTGTCCACAATTCGCTTGCGGTGAGGAACTGTTGGTGGATCACGGAGTCGGCTTTGTCGACGTCGCCGTCGCCGCCAACGATAAGTAAATCTTCTTCCTGAACTAGCTCGACGCTCGGGCCGACGAAGCAAGGGATTACTACTTCTTGCTCTTCATCAACCATCTTGAGTGTTGGCTGTGCTTGTTCCATGCCCTGCTCGTCTACTACGAATTGTGTTGGGCCTGGCTTCTGAACCTGAACTACATCTATGAAGCGTGAATACTTTTGTTCCCAACGATACTTAACGATGCCACGACCGCCGGTCACCCAGTTCCAGATCCAACGATCTACAACTTCTTCGATGCCGGTATGTTCATTGGCCCACTCTTTAGTGGAGTAACGCATTAAATCTTGTACGAGTGGCGCACGGTCCATGTTGGCTTCTTTACGCGCCATCACAGTAAAAGGTGGATCTTGGCTCATGAGGGCGGCGTTCATGCGTGAATGGAATGTACGACAAATGGTGTACGCTACTGGAAGGTGTAAGGTGGAGCTCCAGCTGTAAGGCGCATCATAGATAGGCTCAATAAATTCTTCGAATTCTTGCAATAGTTCACGCTGGGTCTTTAAGCGCTTCGCGCGATTAGCGTTGCCGGCGTTCCAGGTATTTGTAACTATCGACGCAACATTAAGCGCACCAAGCTGCTTGGCTAGCTTTTTAGGAATTTGGTCGCGTAGGGGCGCTTCAGGTATCTCGCCCTTCAGAGTATGCTTGCGGCCCTCTAAGGCCTCTTTGTCATCTTTCATGTTTCCGTTCCCCGGCCCGTCGGAGCGGGCGGTGTTAGTTTATCAGCTGGAAAGCAAGGCGCGTACGCCTCCTAAAAGTCGTCAAAATCGTCCTTAGGCTTACGGTCGCGCTGCCATCTAGCCTCGAAGGTGCCTTGCTTGCGCTGCGGGCCCCTCCACTCTGAGCGACCGCCAGCTGGCCTAATTACTCGGCGTTTGGCTCCCTCGAATGTAAGATTCGTGGCTAGTGCATACTTTAAACAGGCTAAGTAATCGCGATTAGATATTTCCAACTTCGGTTGGTAGACTTCGCTGCCCTTAATGGGTTTCCAAGCTACCTCTTGTATGTCGTGAACGATGCCAAAGCTCGCTTCTTTAACAAATTGGAGCTTGGGTTCACCGCCTTCGGCAATATAAAGCCCCTCTTGGATTCGAGTCAGGAAATCAACGTCACCCTTTTCGTCAAAGGTGGTACCGCGCACTCGAATGCCCATTGAATTTAGCACTTCAATGAACGACATGAAGCCTTCGCCGCCCGTAAAATCAGTTTTCCCAGCACTATCGCAAACCATGTCGCGAATATTATATCGATTAAGCCAGTTCTCTTGCAGCCAACGACCAAAATCACGCGGCACAACCTTCTGGGCCGTCTCGTCAACGTAATATTTGCGGCCCTCAGGGCTTACAGCAAGCAAGCAAGCGTATGTGCGCTTCTCTGGATGTGGATCAATGGCAATTACGTATGCCCAATCGCGCTCATAGCCATCCGGCAGCGACGCTCGCGGCACTAAATGCTGATCGCGCTTAAAAAGGTCCGAGAGTGCTAATCCTTCAGCATTAAAGAATGCACCTTCAAGTCGCGTGCGCTTCTCTCTCTCGGTTAAGTGTCTGCTAAAGTCCTCGATATAGCCGTCAGCGAGGTTCTTGCGATTAGCTTCAGTAGTACCAGCAAAGAATTCCGTATCTGGAAATTCGCCCTTAGTCCACGCGCTGTGGTACTCGCGGAGCCAGCTTTGCGAAATCGGTGTTGCGATAATTAAATAGCGAGCTACGTGGCCCTTTGTTCGCCCTGCTCGCATAAGTGCTACCCACACGTCGCGCGGTGGAGGCTCATCAAATATAAATAACTGCGCTTCAATGGATTCGAAGGCTAAAGCTTCTTGCAAATGAAACATGAAGCGTATCTCTGAGCCATTAGGAAATGTAATTCTGGAAATGAAGGGCTTACCATCTTTCCAAAGTTGATCCTCTTTTAAGTTGGTCCACTTTTTAATTTCAGGCAGCCAGACGTCGGCAACCTTCGAGGGCGCATCAAGCACGACAATTATCCGGCAGGGGACATGTGTGTTGATGTTTCGAATAGGGTTAACACCGCTCTCTGCCCAGATTGCTTCGTTGCAGCCATATGCACTCTTGCCCCAGCCGTTGCCGGAGGTGACTATGCGAACCTTCTTGTCACACAGGGCGACCGCGCGCTGCTCAACGTGTGGAACGAATACGTCGCGGCTCTCTCGCTTAAGAGCTTTCTTTCTTTCGATGACGTCGAGGAGCTTTAATTTGTCAGCGACGCTTAAGTGTGCAAACTTTTGTTTAGCTGTTGTCGCTGTCATGCTTACCGATGTCGTTTAAGCCTGAGATTAGAAGCGCATCAATCTCGTCTTCTTTAAGCTGGCCGAGGCGATGGTGTATTTCCTTGCGCTCGACTGCTTTGCCTTCGGTGCGATCTAAGATGTCGCGTGAGGCCGCTAAGGCCTTGCCCGCATCTGGCTCAGTGGCCGCTATGGTTGCAATCCGGGCCGCCGCCATAGAGCGCGCCATCTCGGTAATCTCTTTCGAAGACTTGCCAGCCTTAAGGGCGTCACGGATCTTAGGAAGGATGCCATTTTGGAACTCGTCGAAGTCTTCGAGAGCTTGATGCAAGTCACGCTGTCGCTTTTGTTGATTGCCGGTCTTGGCGACTGTGGTGCCTTGCGTGCGAAAGCTGGTGCGGTTGTTTTCTAAGTCGTTGTTTTTGAAGCGGCGCGGGTTACTCATGCGAGAGGGTGCCTGCTGGTTTTGTACAGCGTGACGCACTGTAGCATAATTGCTGCGTCTTGTCAAGCATTTTAACACGCTGCAAGCGGTCTACCTTTGAGTAGACTTTAAAACGCGCGGCGTCCCCCTATATATAGACGACGATAGTGCCTTCTCAAAATGGCCCAAAATTTTGGCTGACAATATGCTTGGGTTTTGGGTTGGTTGATGGTACCCACGCGCCCCCTCTCATCGGTATGGGCAAGGCATTGAGATCACTTAGGTATCAAGGTATTAGTGATGGTATGGATGGTATGCGTGGTGAGCGCTGCTGTGCTTGCTATGGTCTTGTAATCACTCAGATATTATGGGTTTGATATAGATAGTATAGTTATACTATTCCCTCAATTGTACTTGCTTTGGGTATTATTAGTATTCCTTATTTGATACATATAATTACAATTATTTTCGTTCGCGCTTTGGAATACTTTGCAACCCAAAGACTATTTCAATTATAATTTAATGATTAAGTACAAAAGAAAAAGCCCCGGCATTGCGCCGAGGCATAAGAAGCTAAACTAGGTTGGAATTCACACTTAGGATGCTTTAGCTTTTTGAATAACAGACGTGTCGATTATATTTTTTAATAAATTTGGTTGAGTAGCTACGATGAATGAAGCAATCATTTCATTAGTTAATCCATATGATCTTAAGTTCATCAGATGAATAGTTAACTGTAAAAATAATGGTTCATTCTCGAGGGGGAATGTGGGTTTTTTATTATTGTTTTTCATTTAACAACTCGTTATTTTTTTTAATATTGCAACAGATCATTGATTCAATTTTTTTCATTCCGTTCAATGCTGAAAGCATTTCTTGTTTACCATTAAACAACTTTGATAATCTCAGTGTGCCGTTGACATATAAGTCGATGTAGCCAAACTTGTATGTTCCACTTACTATTAGTTTTGTTTCATTTTGGTTCATTAGATGCCTCACTTGGTTTTTGCAGTTGTTTGATTCACCGCGTTACATACAACTTATCGACACTGTGCGTCAAACCTATAGACAGGATGTCATTAAGTTAGTCAAAATATTGTACTAATCGGGAAAAGAAAAAGCGCCTTGTTAGGGCGCTCTCTATTGCTTATGCTATTAGGTTTGTTAGAAAACGCTTTAGTGAGGTTCCCTTGTCTTAACACTAAAGCTAGTAATCCCCTGACAAGGCAGTTCAAACGGATTACCTAGCCCTTCACATCACCAAGTGAGGCTATGAGAGGGGGCAGTATTATATTGCTGTCTTTAAATGAAATGTGTCAATAATGGACTGGTATCGTGCATTCATTAAATCTTTGTCTGTATATTCGTACTTATATATTTTAGTTATGGAACCGCTATAGCACCAGAGCTCTAATGTGTAACTGATTTCGAAATTCTGATAGTTACCATAGACGATCACATGTTTACTCTCAGTAGACGCATCTTTAAGTATTACTTTTGTGTTCATTGTTTTTTCCTCACTTGTTATGGCGCCCGTTTGAAAGGCGCTTCTATTAATGTTCTCTGTGATTTTTCAGGAACGCAATAAAGCTGTCGGCATATAACTTAATCATTAGTTGTATGAGTTCTTCGTCTGTAAGTGCGTCGAGTTCTTTAATTAAATGTAGATCAAATTGCTTTACTTCTAAAACCCAATCATAAATCGCTTGGCGTAGGTCACTCATTGTGCACGCTCACTCAGAATTATTTGGATGTTGGGCTGCACCTTATCTAATGACGCAATCACCTGAAAAGTAATCGTGAGTGCGCTTGAAAGTATTAAAAATATTAATATGCCTATTAAACTATTCATTTGGGTCCTCACTTGTTGGGGTCCGGTTTGAATCGGACAGTTGACCCATTTATTATGCACTGCGTTATTGTGATTTGCAACTAGTTAAATTGTCTAATATAGCTCCCATTAAGTGCCTCTAATGTTACGTATAGTTTACATTTATGTGTTTCTGCCTGTAATGAGACACATATTGCCTTTTAACGCGCTATTAGGCTTACAGTTGCATTTTTGGCATTTTGACTGGGGTCCC